CGCCTTGGTAAGGCGGAGGTCGGGGGTTCAAGTCCCCTAGACAGCTTTGAACTTAATCCCCGGAAGTGCCTGAAAATGCGGTGTTTCCGGGGATTTTTCTTGCTCAAAATCACAATCCGTAGGAAATCCGTAGGTTACTTTGCAAGAAGCTGAATCTCTTTTATCTTACTATTTTCCTGCTCTTGCTTTTTCTTCGTGATGTGTAGGTAGATTTCTTTTGTGATTTTGCTGTCAGCGTGACCGAGCCTGCGTGAGATTGTATCCACATCAACTTCCTGTTCCAGTAGCAGAGATGCGTGTGTATGTCTTAGCGTGTGTGGTGTGATGCTTCTGCCGATAGCCTTCATGGAATTCTCCTTGAGGTATTTGTTGTAAGCGAAGTGGTCAACGTGCTCACGAACTGTACCGGTGAACAATAGGTTGCTAAACCGTACCACATTGTCATTCTGAGCCATTCTCAGTGCCTTTCTACAGACTTTTGCAAGCTCGTCCTGAATATATATGTCTCTGATAGAAAAGTCCGTTTTTGGGGTTGTTACGATGTCGTTGTTGACATCATAGGTTTTCGTGACATGGATCACACGCTTTCTCAAATCAACATCTGATTTCTCGAGCGCAGCTGCTTCACCGAATCGAAGACCAGACAGAACGAGGAATTCTGTTAGCACTTTCCATTTTTCTACTTTCATCTCATCAAGTAGCAGTTCCACTTCGCTGGACTCAAGAAATTTGTCTTCAATTTTCTTGCGATGAGAAACATCTTTAAACCGTTCAATCTTGTCGAGATAGGAGATATCTTCGATGTAATCGTTGCGGTATCCCCATCTCAGCAGAGCCTTGAGCCTTACCATCCATTCGTTAAGCGTTCCAGGAGCTCTGCCAGTAGCGAGAAATCGTTCTCTGATATATCCCGCATTTAACTTCGATACAATGGTAGATGGTCCGAGAATCTTTGCAATAGACTTACACGCTCCGCAGTTCCTGTGGTACGTAGACTGCTTAACTGTCCTCAGCTGTTCAGTATTGTACAGCTCTGCGAGTTCTTTCAATGTGATGTCTTTTTTCTGCACTTGAGCAGTCCTTAATGCTTGGTCAATGCGTTCTTGGAGTATGGTTGCTGCCATTTTACGATTTTTTGCTGTGTTCTTGTCAAAAGCAATAGATACCCTTTTCTTTTTTCCTGTCATAGGATCAATATAACGTTCAATGTAGTTATACTTGCCACTCGGTAATTTGTCCATCCACATAATCATCTTCCTTTCTGTTTTTGAGTATAAAAATAACAGCCATACAACAGAACAACAGTTCTGATTGATTGACTGCTCCGAAGATGATACAATATTACCGACCAAAGTATAGTGTATATCTTCGGATATGCCTTAAAGACCGTTCCTGTTGGCGCAGGGGCGGTTTTATTTTATTTATATTATTTGTATTATTCTGTCTGCTCAAGGGTTATAGTTTTTGTTATTCCGGAAACTGTTACCTGATAGGTAATCTGCTTGCTTGAATCGGAATAAGAAAACTCTTTTGTATCGTCCAGAGAGGCGAGAAGAGCGGAATCGGTTGCTTCTTTGTCTCTGGTAGATGTCCAAGTATATTCTTCAGAATATTCTGTAGGAGCAGTATAGGTTCCAACCCAGTAAACAGCAGTTGTGTTTCCTTCATCCATGATCCAGTTTATTGTGATGGTATCCTCTGTGATATCTGCCTGCATCCAAGTACCGTCATCGTCTTTGTATTCCCATTTTCCAGTCAATACGACAGGCTCTTTTGCTTCCTCTTTTGGAGCTTCGGCAGATGCTTCTGTCTTCTGGGATGATTCTTTTGTTTCTTTTGGTGAATCGGAGCTATTGCCACAGGCTGTAAATGACAGTGCCATACTTCCGATCAGAACCAATGCTACAATTTTCTTTTTCATATGTTTTTCCCCTCTTTCCGTATCTAAAAATACCACCAATGTATATATAAGCTCCGAAGAGGTTATGTATTATTCTGCATATCTTTTAGCCACTGTAATTAATTGCTCTTTGTATTTGTAAAGATCATTTAATGATTCAATGTAAAATCGTTCGAATTTCTTATTTTCATCCGGTATTAGGAGCTGCTTGTTTTTAGTGTCGAGGTTTAATCTGCAAATTGGCTTACGGTTATTATCTTTATATAAGATACCAAAGTAACTCTCTGTGTCTCTGTGGGCAATATCTTCGATTGCGATTGTACCGGCAAGCATTCCTCTTATAATATAAAAAGATTCGATTTCCTCATCCGTTGTTACAACTTTAGATGTAGGTTCAGCTTCGATTACAACATTGTCTTGTTCAGGTTCAACTTCCTCTTTCGATAGAGCAGATGAAATTTTCTGATTTACGATATCGTTAATAAAAGAATTAAACGCCTTTTTCACCAACGGACGATATTTTTCTATTATCTTCTGTGTCCTCTGCCCATCATAGATGTACGTCAGTATGTGTTTAACAAATTCATCGGATGGAGATTCAAGTTCTCCTGCAAGATATTCCTTGATTAATCCAGAATATTTCAGCTCTTCTGCAGTGCTAAAGATTTTATCCTTATCAAAATTTTCTTTGCAGAATTTCTTCAACTCATTGATCGAAGCGTCTTTTAAATTCGTAATATCCAATTCGAGAAACGGAACTAAATCCATCTTGTTTGATTCTTCTAGATCCGTATAAAACCTATAAATCAGTCCGTTCGTGAGTATTCCAAATTTAGCAGGAGTTGTACCGAAGTACCGAAATAATTGAGATGAGTGCTTATCCAATTGCTCAGTACAACTTTTGCATTCAATTAGCATGGAAGGAGATCCGCTTTCCAGAATCGCGTAGTCTACCTTCTCACCTTTCTTGATCCCAACATCAGCAATGTATTCCGGGCAAAATTCTGCCGGGTTAAACACATCGTACCCCAGTATTTGAAATAGTGGAACGATCAAAGACATCTTTGTTGCTTCTTCAGTGCTGGCAGTATCCTTGATTGTAGCTGCACGTTTTGAAAATTGTTTGATAGTTTCGTTGAAATCCATATAAATCCCTCTTTTCTTGTGTATTGTTTTTTTTGGAACACCACCAATGCATATATAAACACCGAGGTGATTATATCTTTTTAAACTCCATAATTTTTGAATCACAACCTATGATTCCTGCTATCTGCTTATCTGTCATACCAGGATTGTCAAAAATCAATTCATCCGGTATAAGCAGTTCAGCAGCAAATGTGTTTGCTTCAATCTCGTTCTTGGAAGTGAGAAGAAGTGTTTTGTTTCTTATAAAATAACAATTCTCTTTTCGGTGTAAAATCGAGTGTGCCAGCTCGTGAGCCATCACAAGTCTGATTTCATTCTCGGAAAGATTTTCATTTAAAAAAATACACCTATGATTTTTTAGGAACATATAACACCCTGCAGTGTTTCCAAGCACTCCAATCTGAACTTCAACATTTAAGCATTTCGCAAGTTCAAATGGATTTCTTGTTTCATACAAATCTACATAATATGAAACCAAGCGTTTTATATCTTTCCTCAATTGCATACACCTACTTTTTATTCTTGTTTGGATTGTACTTTTCTTTGTTAATCGGTTTCAGTCTGTGCATCATGAGTTCTATCTGCCCAAGCAAAAGTTCTACATCTTCATTGGACACCGGTTCTCCATCAAAAGACAGAGGACCATTTTCTCCACTCATCAATTTACTGCGTAATTGCTCCATATCTTTCGCTATGTCGCGTTCATCCTTACGAGTTAATTCATCACTAGAACCGTTGGACTCTCCATTCATAAGATAATCGAGAGTAACGCCAAAGTATTCCGCCATTCTGTTTAGCTTTTCTGTGTTTGGCTTGCTGGCTCCTAGCTTGCTTATGTATCCCTTGCCAAATCCGAGATCTGTTTCTGTTTGGTTCATGGATACTCCGCGCTCTTTACATAGCGATTTTACACGTTCTTTCAGTGTCATATATAGTCTCCTTTCATAATTCTGAAAAAATCGCAAAATAACTATTGACATTCTGAAATAATCACGTATAATGAAGCTATAAGGTTCTGAAAAAATCGCAACAAAATAGCGATAAAAAATGTCTGGTAGGTATTTTGTAATTTTGGTTGGTAGCTTGATTATAGAATATTTTCAGAGGTTAGTCAATATATTTTTGTGATATTTTCAGAACCGATAGCAATGAAAGGAGTGGTTATTACGGCTGAAAATATTTTTGATAAGGTTTCAAAAAGAGCGTCCGAAAAAGGGATGTCTATCAATTCTCTCGAGAAAAAAGCCGGTATTGCAATTGGCAGTGTGTATAAGTGGAATTCCGTAAGTCCAACAATTAGAAATATTTCTAAGGTTGCGGAAGTTCTCGAGTGCAGCATTGATGAACTGCTAAAAGAATAGTAGCAAGCAATGTGTCCAATAAAAAGGAAAGCATGGTTATGTTCCGGTGATTGAACAGGAAACGTGAGGTGATACAGAATGCCAATGACCAAAGCACAAGCTATTGCAGAATTGGAACATATTTATGAAATCCTTCCTCTGATAGCAGAAGCAGTCAAAGAAGAGAAGAAACCCATCAACCAGTACGGCAAGACTTCCTATTTCCGTGATATGTACGGTCAGTCAATGGGAACTGTGAAGAACAGGAAAGAGGGAATCCGGAGAGAAATCAGGTCCGGGAGATATCCGGAAAGTGCATTAATTGAAAGGTTTATTGATAAGGCGGTGTATGCAGACTATAACCGGTTTTTCAAACATCTCGAAGGTGCAACAAGGAAATACGTTCCTGCTTATGATCCGGCAGAAGCGATGGTGCTGGTGAGGAAAATGGAGGGAGAGGCGAGTGAGCAGTCCGTGTAGGAAGTGCAGGTTTGAGAATGATGTAAAAATGTATGGTACTCAAACTTAAAGGAGGTGAGAAACATGGAAAAACTGGAGGTAATTCAGATCAGGAAGAGAAAGCCCAAAGAAGTGGCTCAAAGCCATGAGCCGGATATGTATGACAAGGCTGTTGAGAAAGCCTTTTGGTTCGTGATCGGGTTCTCGGTTGCATTAATAATCAGCTGCGTGGCTTTCGGGCAGACATTGTATGCATAAGAAAAGTGCCATAGTGAGGCGGCAACCTCTCAGGCACTTAGAAAATTAGTCAACTACATTATAAAAAAGAAAGGAAAGAAATGCAATGGAAAGTATCAAAATTAATAAACTGGAAATTGAAAATGTAAAAAGAATCAAGGCGGTAAAAATCGAGCCTACTGCCAATGGATTAACTATTGTGGGCGGAAAGAATAACCAGGGGAAAACATCGGTACTGGATTCGATCGCATGGGCATTGGGTGGAGAAAAATACCGCCCATCACAGGCACAGCGTAAAGATTCCACTATTCCTCCAACTTTACATATTGTGATGAATAATGGATTAGTAGTGGAAAGAAAGGGAAAGAACAGTGCATTAAAGGTTACGGATCCACAGGGAAATAAAGGTGGACAGCAGCTTTTGAATGAATTTGTTGAACAGTTGGCAATCGATCTTCCTAAGTTTATGGAAGTATCAGGAAGAGAAAAAGCTCAGACTTTACTGAGAATTATAGGAGTGGGTGATCAACTGGCAGTATTGGAGCAGAAAGAAAAGGAGCTGTATAACAACCGGCTGGCAATCGGTCAGATTGCAGATCAGAAAAAGAAATATGCGAAAGAGCAGCCATATTATCCTGAAGCACCGAAAGAACTTGTATCACCGTCAGAACTGATCAAAGAACAGCAGGAGATTCTTGCAAAAAATGGGGAAAATCAGAGAAAACGGGAGCGTCTTCATCAGCTTGAACAGGAATATCAGAAAATCAACGAACAGATGGAAGATCTTCTTAAAAAGCAGACTCAGGTCAGGGACGATCTGAAAATTGCACGGATGAATGCAGAAGATCTTCATGACAGATCTACAGAAGAACTGGAAAACAGCATCACCAATATTGAAGAGATAAACCGGAAGGTCAGGGCGAATATGGATAAAGACAAAGCAGAAGAGGACGCACAGCTTTATTCCAACCAGTATGCAGAACTGACAGAAGAGATTAATGAAGTGAGGGGACAGAAGACTTCACTTTTGGAAAATGCAGAACTGCCATTGCCGGAATTATCTGTAAAAGAGGGGGAGTTAATTTATAAGGGACAAGAATGGGACAATATGTCCGGGTCGGATCGGTTAAAGGTTTCAACAGCAATTGTCCGTAAGCTGAACCCAAAATGTGGCTTTGTATTGCTGGACAAGCTGGAACAGATGGATGAAGATACGCTGAATGAGTTTGGACAGTGGTTAGAGCAGGAAGGACTGCAGGCGATTGCAACAAGGGTCAGCACGGGAGATGAGTGCAGTATCATCATTGAGGATGGATATGTGAAAGAACCTGATACTGAAAAAACAGAAACAAAAACATGGAAAGAAGGGACATTTTAATGGAGATTATCAGAGGAAAGATCAAAAAGGCGAAAAAAGTTGTGATTTATGGTCCTGAGGGGATTGGAAAATCGACTTTTGCAGCTAACTTCCCCGATGCATTATTCATTGATACAGAAGGGAGTACCAACAGTATGGATGTGGCACGTCTGCCACGTCCAACCAGCTGGACTATGCTGCTGGAGGAAATTGATTATGTGAAGAAAAATCCAAGAGAATGCAGGACGCTGATCATTGATACGATTGACTGGGCAGAAGCCTTATGTGTGGAGTCGGTATGTGCTTCATATGGGAAAAAGGGGATTGAAGATTTTGGTTATGGAAACGGGTATGTATATGTAAAGGAAGAGTTTGGACGATTCCTGAACCGGTTATCAGATCTGATTGAAATAGGGATCAATGTAGTTCTGACAGCTCATGCCCAGCTTAGAAAATTTGAGCAGCCGGATGAATTGGGAGCTTATGACCGTTGGGAGTTAAAGTTAGGTAAAAAAACCCAGTCACAGACAAGTCCTCTTGTAAAAGAATGGGCAGATATGCTTCTTTTCTGTAATTATAAAACTTTTTCCATATCAGTGGACGATAAGGGGAAAAAGCATAAAGCCCAGGGTGGAAAAAGAATCATGTATACACAGCACCATCCCTGCTGGGATGCAAAAAACAGATACGGACTTCCGGAAGAATGTGAACTTGATTATTCGGTTATTGCCGGAATTATCGAAGAAGAAAAGAATACCGTAAAGGCAGAAAAGAAAGAAGAACCGCAGTATAAGGTAGAAAGACCGGCAGAACAAAAGAAAATTGAAGAACCATTCATGCAGATTCCGGAGGGAGTTCCCGAGCAGATGGAATTTAATGCTGTTCCTGAACCACCAGTTGTGCAGAAAGAACCGGAGAAACACATCCCAAGAAGCAGTCCATTCTACGTCAGTGAAAAGATACCACCCGCTTTGCGGCAGTTGATGGAAGAAAAACTGGTTTCAGAGGAAGAGATTCAAAAAGTTGTATCTGAAAAAGGATATTATCCACAGGCTACACCTATTACAAATTATGATCCTGATTTTGTATCAGGAGTACTCGTTGGTGCATGGCCGCAAGTTTATGCAATGATCGAGAAGTTAAGAAGTACCTATGAAATACCATTTGATAATTAAACAGGAGGAGAAAGAGAATGAATACAGAAATGGAAAGAGAATTAAACTGGGATGATGAAATTGAAAAAGATGGCAATGAATTTGTATTGCTGCCGGAAGGAGATTACGATTTCACAGTAGAAAGTTTTGAAAGAGGAAGACATTCAGGAAGTGAGAAACTTCCACCATGCAATAAAGCAGTCCTGAAGCTTCGGATTGAGTCTGATAATGGTCCGGCTCTTATTACACATAACTTATTCCTGCACACAAGAACAGAAGGAATGATCAGTGCATTTTTTACATCAATCGGTCAAAAGAAAAAGGGAGAGAAAGTGAAAATGAACTGGAATGCTGTGATTGGAGCTAAGGGACGCTGCAGGATCGGTATCCATTCATGGAAAGGAAATGACGGAGAAGATAGAAAAGGAAATGATGTAAAGAAATTCTATCCGTTTGAAGAAAAGTCATTCAAGGCAGGTGAATTTTAATGCAGTTAAGACCTTATCAGCAGGAAGCAAAAGATTCCATTTTTTGCGAATGGGCAAAAGGAATCAGAAAAACGCTGCTGGTACTTCCAACAGGATGTGGTAAGACAATCGTATTTGCAAAAGTAACAGAGCAATGTGTTCAGAATGGTGACAGAGTGCTGATCCTTGCCCATCGTGGGGAACTGCTCCAACAGGCTGCGGATAAAATAGCAAAATCTACAGGCCTGAACTGTGCCACAGAAAAAGCCGAAGAATCATGCCTCGGCAGTTGGTTTCGGATTACAGTTGGATCAGTCCAGAGCCTGATGAGAGAAAGCCGCCTGAATCGTTTCCCACAGGATTATTTTGATACAATCATCATCGATGAAGCACACCACTGTATTTCTGACAGTTACAAAAGAGTATTGCAGCATTTCCCGGAATCTAAAGTTTTGGGAGTGACTGCAACACCTGATAGGGGAGATATGAAAAACCTTGGCAGTGTATTTGAAAGTCTTGCATATGAGTACACATTGCCCAAAGCCATTAAAGAGGGATATTTATCTCCGATTAAAGCAATAACGATTCCGTTAAAAGTGGATCTGACAGGAGTAGGGGTTCAGTCCGGGGATTTTAAAGCAGGAGATTTAGGTACAGCTTTGGATCCGTATTTGGACAGTATTGCGGAAGAAATGGAAAAGTACTGCAAAGATAAAAAAACAGTTGTATTTCTACCGCTTGTAAAAACCAGTCAGAAATTCAGGGATATCCTTAATAATCACGGATTCAGAGCCGCAGAAGTAAACGGAGACAGTCAGGACAGGGCAGAGATTTTAGAAGATTATGCTGCAGGTAAATATGATGTATTATGCAATTCGATGCTTTTAACAGAAGGCTGGGACTGCCCAAGTGTTGACTGCATCGTTGTTCTGAGACCTACAAAAGTCAGGAGTCTTTACTGTCAGATGGTAGGTCGGGGAACCAGGCTGTCTCCCGATACCGGGAAAGATCACTTGCTTTTATTAGATTTTTTATGGCATACAGAACGTCATGAACTTTGCCATCCGGCTTCTCTGATCTGTGAAAGTGAAGAAGTTGCAAAAAAAATGACGGAGAATATGGAAAAAGATGCCGGTCTGATCATGGATATTGAAGAAGCTGAAAAAACTGCAGCAGAGGATGTTGTAGCACAGCGTGAAGAAGCCCTTGCAAAGCAGCTTGCGGAAATGAAGCGGCGAAAAAGAAAACTTGTGGATCCGTTACAATTTGAAATGAGTATCCAGGCAGAAGATCTTGCAGGATATGTACCTGCTTTTGGATGGGAAATGGCACCGCCATCGGATGGACAGAAAAAAACACTGGAGAAACTGGGGATCCTTCCGGATACGATTGATAATGCAGGAAAAGCAAGTAAAATTCTTGACAGGCTGAATAAACGGCGAGAGGAAGGTCTGACTACACCAAAGCAGATCCGTTTTCTTGAAAGCAGGGGATTCCAGCATGTGGGGACATGGCAGTTTGACACAGCTAAAAATCTGATTGACAGAATTGCGGGGAATGGTTGGAAAATTCCAAGAGAGATCAATCCCGCTGAGTATAAAGGAGTTTAATGATGGAACAAAGGGCAGACCTTTTAAATCTTTTAAATTATATACCGCCATCTGAATTGGATTATCAGGAATGGTGTGCAGTTGGTATGGCATTAAAATATGAGGGATATACTGCTGCTGACTGGGATGACTGGAGCAAGAAGGACACTGCCCGATATCATACCGGGGAATGTTTCCGTAAATGGGGGAGCTTCCATGGGGTAGCTTCCCCGGTTACTGCAGGTACAGTTGTTCAGATGGCTTTAGACAGGGGATGGATGCCACCAAGGGATCCCGGACATGAATTGGACTGGGAAGACATGGTGGGCGGACAGGATGATTTTGTGGTAGTTGATCAGTCTTGGATTGAAGGAAAGGAGATCAGCGTCCCTAAAAACTGGAATCCCGTGCAGGATCTGATCCGATATCTCGAGACCCTGTTTGATGCGAGTGAAAATGTCGGTTATGTTACAGAATGCTGGGAAAAAGACGGAAAATTTCTTCCGTCAAAAGGAAATTATGACCGTACAGCAGGAAAATTAATAGAGGAGCTTAGCAAATGCGGAGGGGATATGGGAGCAGTGCTTGGAGACTATAACCCTGAAGCTGGAGCGTGGATCCGGTTTAATCCTATGGATGGAAAAGGATGTAAAAATGAAAATATCACAGATTACCGGTATGCACTGGTAGAATCTGATTCTATGGATATCGACCAGCAGAATGCATTGATCCGGGAGCTGGAACTGCCGGTAGCGTGCCTGGTCTATTCAGGAAAGAAAAGCTTGCACGCAATTGTACATATTGATGCAGCCGACAGCAGGGAGTACCGACAAAGGGTAGAATTTCTCTATAATATATGTAAGAAAAATGGATTTAAAGTGGATACACAAAACAAAAACCCATCGAGATTGTCAAGAATGCCGGGATTTGAACGTAATGGGAAAAAGCAATTCCTTGTGGATACGAATATTGGAAAAGAATCATGGACAGAGTGGAAAGAATGGATTGAAAGTGTAAACGATGATCTGCCGGATCCTGAATCTTTAGAAATGGTTTGGGAAAATCTGCCTGAACTTGCTCCGTGCCTGATCAATGGAATCTTGAGGAAAGGGCATAAAATGCTAATTGCAGGACCATCTAAAGCAGGAAAGTCCTTTTTACAGATTGAATTATGTATTTCAATAGCAGAAGGGCGTGAATGGATGGGGTGGAAATGTGCCAAGGGGCGTGTGCTATATGTCAATCTCGAATTGGACAGACCAAGCTGTCTGCACCGCTTTAAAGATGTATATGATGCCTTGGGATGGTCACCCAACCATCTGAAAAATATTGATATATGGAATTTAAGAGGAAGATCCATTCCTATGGACAAACTTGCACCACGGCTGATCCGTCGGGCAGCAAAAAAGAATTATGAAGCAATCATCATAGACCCGATTTATAAAGTCATTACTGGTGACGAGAATAGTGCTGATCAGATGGCTAATTTCTGTAATCAGTTCGATAAAGTATGCACGGAGCTTGGATGTGCAGTGATTTATTGCCACCATCATTCTAAGGGCAGTCAGGGAGGAAAAAAGTCTATGGATCGTGCTTCAGGGTCGGGAGTATTTGCCCGTGACCCGGATGCATTGCTTGATCTGATTGAACTGGAGCCAACAGATGCTTTATTAAAGCAGGAAGAAAATAAAGCTATCTGCGAGGTATGCATTGATTATTTAAAGCATTGCAACAAGTTAGGTGAAGTATCCCAGGACGATATGTGCAGCAGTGTTCAGATGTTGGATTATTGCCGTGAGAATTTGAAAAGTCTTGAATTTAAAGTTTTGAATGTGAAAGTGCAGGAAGCAGTAGACCGGGTTCATGTCCGGTCGGCATGGAGAATAGAGGGTACACTGAGAGAGTTTCCGAAATTCCAGCCTGTAAATGTATGGTTTGATTATCCTATCCATAAGATTGATGAGTCAGGAGCTTTAAAAGATATTCAGCCGGATGATGACAAACCATCATGGCAGCGTGGAAGTGTCAACAATAAAAAGAATGCACAGAGCAGAAAAGAAGATCGGAAAAAAGCTCTTCAGGAGGCTGTAGAGGGGTGTAATTTTGGAGAAATTCCAACTGTAAAAGATGTGGCAGAGTATCTTGGAATCTCTGAAAGAACAGTCCGGGACAGGATAAAAGAGCATGGAGGATATACGATTCAGGATGGGGAAGTGGTGAAAAAAGCATCACGCAGGAGTGCGGGGAAGACTGAAATTCAGGCATCCCCGCACACGAACGGATATTCGAGTTGTGGCGGGAAAGACAGAAAGTGCAGACTTCCCCGCAAAGGAACAAATGTTTGCAATGTTGCGGGGAAGACACTTTTTCAGACATCCCCGCAAAAGTAAAAGGAGTGCGGGGAAGACTGAAATTCAGGCATCCCCGCTGGCGGCGGGGAACTATCCCCCTAAAGGGGGATAAATAAAAACCCCGCAACGATGTCACGGGGGTAGGAGAGGGACGGGCCTAAAGGCTGCCCGGCCCCGTCTCCCTTCCCCCTCCCCGATGACAGGGCATGCAGGAAAAGAAAAAAGGAATTTAACACGTTAGCGAGGTAAAGCAAATGGAATTTTTTATACCGATGGTACCACCTACGATTACTCATCAGGAAAAAAAGGTGAATGTGGTGAATGGGAAACCGATTTTTTATGAGCCGGAAAAATTAAAAACAGCAAGACAGAAATTGATGGCATATCTTGGATATCATGTACCGGAAGAGCCATTTCATACCGGTGTGCAACTGGTGACAAAGTGGTGTTTCCCCAGGGGTAGGCATAAGGATGGTGATTACAGGCTTACAAAACCGGATACAGACAATTTGCAGAAACTTTTAAAAGACTGCATGACAGTGATTGGATTTTGGGATGATGATGCTTTGGTCGCATCAGAAGTGGTAGAAAAGTTTTGGGCAGAGATCCCAGGAATTTATATCAAGGTGACAGAGTTATGATGGGATATCGGCAAATGCATCAGTTATGTTGTGATGTATGGAAATTGTATCAAAAATTCTTTCAGCAGGATCTGGAATTGTTTGCTGATGCAGCTGACAAAATAGCGGAAAAATATAAGCATGATCCAGTTGCGGAGAAAATGATCCTGGCAGTAGCGGAAGAATTGGAAAGGAATGATTGATGGACGTTGAAAAGACAAAAGTAGAAAGCCTTGACATAATCGTGACCATGATGGAGGACAAGCCATACTACGAGATAAAATACAAAGAGGTCGGCAGTGATCATTTTTGTATCGGGTATAGCTCATATCGCTTAGATTATGTGTTGGAATGGAAAAAGCAGTATTTTGAGTTGGTTGAAAGAGAAGCAGGAGCGGATCAGGGATGGATTCCATGCAGTGAGAGGCTGCCGGAGAATGCAATGAATGTAATAGCACAATTTTCAGATGGCACAGTAACAGAATTAAGATATGCAGGAAATGGTATTTTTGAAGGGATTTATGAGTATTCAACAAGAGTAATTATTGCCTGGATGCCACTACCAGAGCCGTACGAAGGAGAGTGATGAAGATGAAGAATAAAGAAAAGTATGCAAAAGAGATTGTGGAGATTGTGTGTGAAGGATGTGCTCTGGCAGTTAGTAAAGAAACTGGAAAGCCAGTAAAATGTGTTAATATCAAATGTTCTGAATGTACATTGGGTGGTAGTGGCATGTGTTCGACAATGATTAAAGAATGGGCAGAATCAGAGTACACCGAAAAGCCAGTGATTAGCAAGAAAGATAAAGCGTTTTTAGATTGTCTCGTAGAAGATTTCAAATATATGGCAAGAGATAAAATTAATGTCTTATACGCATACGGCAAAGAGCCATATAAATCGAACAATGGTGATTGTTGGGGTGGAAATGGCAGAAGATACTGTGCCTTAAGTTGTTATGTGAACGTTGCCTTCCCAATGATTAAATGGGAAGATGACAAGCCGTGGCTTATCGATGATTTGAAGAAGCTGGAGGTGGTGGAAGAATATGAATAGAGATATGGTTGAAGAAAAGGAGTGATGCCCCTTGAAACGAAGCACAGACAGACGTTGGAGTCCAGCAGATATCCGGCAGAATCAGAAAGAACACTATGCCGGGATGGCAGAGCATCCACCGGATCGGAAAGCCAGTGCGGACTTCCGCCGTCCGGCATACCCGAATTATACAGTGGAGGATGCACTGAAAAAGTGGAGAGTAGATACGAAGAAGGGAGTGGATGCAGGTGGTGAAGATAGAAGAGAACAACGTGAAGAATGAGAACGAGCAGAAGAAGGCTTATCTTCGTGGATACCGGAAACATGGTAAGCGGATCAAACGCATCGAGTCAGAGATTGAGGAGATCCGGAGCATGAAGATGTATCCGTCCATGAATAACGACGGGATGCCGCATGGATCCGGACAAGGAGATCTATCCGGATATGCTGCGGAGCTTCGGGAGAAAGAGGATAAGCTGTACTACGAGGGAGTGGAGCAGGTAAAGGCGTACAATGATATTTCCGGGAGAATCAGAGAACTGGAAGACGAGGACGAGAGAGACGTGTTGTTTTACCGGTACATAAAAGGATTGGAATGGTGGGAAATTGCCAGGTCAATGGACTATAGCGAAAGCTGGATATATGAATTACACGGCAGAGCATTGAGAAAATTAAAAATTTAGGAGGGAAATAACGAGGTGAATCAGAATGAAAATGACAAAGAAAAATATATCTGAATACTGTTTGAGAAATGGCGTTTTGGTATATGAAGAGTATGACGAAAAAGACAGGAGAAAAAGATTTTACAGAATGAGCATACCTGTATTTACAGAAGGAGAGACCATTCCAACATCAAATTATGATTATATTGTGCATAGACCGATTGATTGTTATAACCACGTTAAAAAGCTGTTGGAAGATGACGAATTTAGGCTTAATGTGGCAAGGTGGGTGCGAACATGGTATGACGTTGCAATTAATTAAACTGAAAGTTGTGAGGTGACTAATGAGCAAACATAAGCCGATACCAAAGAGAATGCGGTTATTACTGTATGAGAAATACAATCATAAATGTGCTTATTGTGGTTGTAATTTGGAATACAAGGATATGCAAGTAGACCATATTAAGTCTGTCTATGCTAATACGGATTTTAAGCAAGTTATGACAGAGGAAGAAATGTATTCCGTAGATAATCTATTACCATCTTGTAGGCAATGTAATTTCTATAAATCGAGTATGGATTTAGAAACATTTAGAAAAAGATTAACTACAACTCTTATGGAAAATTTACAAAAAACATTTCAGTATAGTTTAGCATTAAAATATGGACTAATAGAGGAACATATAGAACCAATTACTTTTTATTTCGAGCAACTGAAATTTCCTAAAGAGTGGAGTTCACTGGAGTTTATACTGTGTTAATATGGTATTGTCGAAAGACGATAGATAATACTCCTTATACGTAATCCTCCCCGTACAAAGGCACCCTGAAAAGGGTGTCTTTTTGTATGCAGGGAGATATGAGGTGAAATATGAAAAATGAGAGTTACGAGGAATTTGTAGAAAAATTCAAGCCGAAAAAGACTACTGATGATTGCTATACTCCACCTGAGGTATATGAGGTGATAAAGGACTGGGTCTGCAGACGGTATGGCACAGATCCTGAAAAGATTATCCGTCCGTTTTGGCCGGGAGCCGATTATCGGGCAATGGAATACCCGGATTATATTGTCACAACGGCCATGATGCAGAAGATGGCAAAGTATGGGATTGAATATCAGGTAGAAAAAAGACGAAGCCTGTTCGTTAGATCACTGGATGCACAGAAAGCCAGCACTATAGTATTTGAGCTGTCGGAGCGAGAAAAGGATCTCGTAAGACAGTTGGGGATGTAATACAAAAATAGATCAGAATTGAAGGCGGTGAAATGATTGCGAGATCCGAAAAGATATGAAAATTTAGAACGTATGGTATTTGAGGGTGTGGGCGAGTATGGGATACCTACACTTAAGCCAGTAGATTTTGATGGAGATACAGAGTTTATTCCATTCAATTTTGCAGCAACAAGTAAGGATAGAGAAAAGAAAAGCATTCATTTCTTTATTGACGACTATCAATTTATAAGATTATGGAATGATCCGGATAGATATATACCGATGCTTCAGCAGTTTCAGTACGTATTTACTCCGGATTTTAGTCTTTATACAGATTTTCCGAAAGCTGTTCAGATCTTTAATCATTACCGAAAGCATTGGATTGGTGCTTATATGCAGATGTACGGGGTAAAAGTGATCCCAACGATCGCATGGAGTACAGAGGATTCATATTCCTGGTGCTTTGATGGAGAACCCACAGGAGGCACGGTGGCAGTATCCAGTGTGGGGTGCATGCAAAATAAAAAGAGCCGGGAACTATTTCTTGCCGGATACAAAGAAATGGTTAAGAAGTTGCATCCGACTAAGATTATATTTTACGGGCAGATCCCGGAAGAGTGTACGGGGAACATTGTACGAATAAAGGCATTTCAGGAAAAATTTAAGGAGGCATCGTGTGATGGGTGGTAGAGGAAGTAAATCTGGTGGCGGCGGAGGTGGAAGTGGTGTTGATGTAACGCACAACGGAGAGACTACAAGGTATTATTTTTCCGAGAAAAACGGAATGAATTATTATCAGCGGGGAGTGGGAGGAACGCCACAGCCTACTCCGCTGAATATGACAGTAAGGGATTTTACAAAAAGAGTCCAGGCAAATGGGGCAACTGTAAAGCCGGTAACTGCAGCGGCGAAAGCAGCAGAACAGAAGGCATATGAGGCAGACAGGAAAGCAGCGAACGATTTTCTTAACCAGGCAGACACATCGATGGGCGGCAACCGTGGAGATCAGAGGAGAGCTACGAAAGGTCGCCGTGGAGGACGTAGAGGCATTTAATAGCATGGAGGTGGTCAAATGGCTACAAAAAAGGCAGTCGGAAGACCGCCAAAGTATAAGAGTAAAGAAGAAATCGAAGAAAAAATAGATGCTTATTTTAAACAGTGCGAGGGTGAAGTCCTGAAAGACAACAATGGAAATACGGTTTTTAATAAATTTGGAAATCCAGTTATTATTAATCAGCGCCCGCCAACAGTCACAGGACTGGCTTTAGCACTTGGATTTTCCACGAGGCTGTCATTATTGAACTATCAAGGGAAAAAGGAGTTTATGAACACGATAACACGTGCGAAGGCAAGGGTGGAAGCGTATGCAGAGGAACGGCTCTTTGACCGGGACGGGACGAGCGGGGCTCAGTTCAGCCTGAGAAACAACTTCAAGGGTTGGACGGAAAAGACGGAACTGGATGAAGAGGAGCAGCAGGCAAGGATCGAACTGAACAAAGCCAGAAAAGAAGCAATCACAGGTGAGAATGAGAATCATGATGCAATAGACAGACTTGATAGCATACTGGAGGAGCTGCGGAACAATGCAACTGAGCAAGAAACAGAATGAGTACATTGTCAATGCGACTCATAGATGGAACATTAAGTCCGGAGCGGTACGTTCCGGGAAGTCATATGTTGATACAGCATTTATGATCCCATTCCGGATCAGGGCTGTCGCAGGAAAGCCGGGACTGAACGTTATCCTCGGTGTATCGAAAGAATCCATCGAACGAAATGTGCTGCAACCTATGAGAGAACTGTATACCAGTGAGCTGATCGGATTCATCAACAACCGGAATGTGGCAATGATATGTGGTGAAGAGGTGTATTGCCTCGGAGCCGAGAAGGTCAGCCAGGTAGCAAAGATTCAGGGAGCCAGCATCAAGTATTGCTATGGTGATGAGATCGCCAAATGGAACAAAGAGGTGTTTCAGATGCTGAAATCTCGTCTCGACAAGCCATACAGCTGCTTCGATGGATCGTGCAACCCGGAGCATCCGACACATTGGCTGAAGGAGTTCTTGGACAACGATGAACTGGATATTTACCTACAGAGGTACACGATATTCGATAATCCATTCCTTCCAGCTGAGTTTGTGGAACAGCTCTGTAAGGAATACGAGGGGACAATTTATTATGATCGCCTTATACTCGGTCTGTGGAAACGTGCCGAAGGTGCGATATATAAGAGCTTTGCAGATGATCCGAAACAATTCCGATGCGATATCGTGGACGAGCTTTTTCCGGATCCGGAGTGCAAGCAGTTCCGAAAAGAGGACATCACATCTATCGAGCTTGGGATTGACTTTGGTGGAAGCCAATCCGGGCATTCATTTGTGGCCAGAGGATACACGGACGATTACCGGGAAGTGATAGTTCTCAAGAGCCGGCGCATCATGGCGAGGGATGAAGTGGAAGAAATCGACAGCAATAAGCTAGATCAGCTGTTCTGTGAATTCATTCAGGAAGTGATTGACCAGTATGCCATATGTGTAAATTATGGAGAATATGTGGAATATTGCAACGTAGAATCTGTATTCTGGGATAATGCAGAGACCGTTCTCGGAAACTCCATCCGAAATGCAGTGGAGCGAAGATTCCCGTGGATATCGGTCCGACCGGCAAAGAAAAAGACAATTACAGACAGAATCAGATGTACCGTCAGACTCATGGGAGCCGGACGGTTTTTTATTACAGACGATTGCGAGTCACTGGAAACAGCACTGTCTGATGCAGTGTGGAACAAGGATGTCAAAGATAAAGATGAGCGTCTGGACGATGGAAGCACTGATATTGACAGTCTGGACGCATTCGAGTACACGATAGAACGGGACATGAAATACTTGATACAGGAGGCGGAAGATGTTTGATGGAATTAAGAGGATGTGGAGGAGGATAACAGAAATGTTCGGATATACGACAATTAAAAATATTATAGGCAGGGACGTTGTTCTTTCTCAGACGATGATTGATGCCATCAACGACTGGAAGAAGATGCTGAATGGGGAAGCGGAGTGGCTGACCGACTCCATTAAGTCTCTTCGGATTGAGCATGGAATATGCAGGGAGTTCGCTGACACAGTCCTTGTTGAAATGGAAACCAGCTTGTCGAATGATACTCTGGATAAGATATATCAGAAGAATCTGTTGCTTTTGAATGAGAATCTGCAGTTCGGGTTAGGGCTTGGTTCTTTTTGCCTACGACCACTTCCCGGAGGGAACGCAGAATTTATTACTGCAGATAAGTTTATTCCGGTGCAGTTCGGCGATGATGGGAACCCGATTGACGTTGCATTTCTGACCGTGAAGAAAGTCGGAGAAACAGACTATTACACGAGGGTAGAGCGGCACTATTTTACGAATGGGAATCTGACTATTGAAAACAAATGCTATCACTCACAGGATAAGAGCGACATTGGAAGCAACTGCAAAATTGATGAAGTGACGGAATGGGCGTCAATCAATCCGGGACCGGTCATTTATCCGGACATGACCAAAATGGATTTTGGGTATTACCGGAATCCGCTGAAGAACATGGTTGATGGATCTTCATGCGGAGTATCAATTTTTGATTCTGCAACAGAGCTTATCCATAAAGCTGATGTTCAGGGAGCTAGACTGGACTGGGAATATGAATCGGGAGAACGTGCGATTCACGTGGATAACAGAGCACTACAGAAGAATGCGAAAACCGGAAGATTTGGGATGGCAAGGCTGAACAAACGTCTGTATCGCGGTCTGAACATCGAGGACGGTAAGGACAAGGAACTCTTGCGAGAGTATTCCCCGGAGATGCGAGATGAAGCGTATAAGAGAGGGCTCGAAGAGTATAAGCGTGAGATTGAGTTTACGGTTGGTCTTGCTTATGGAGATCTGTCGGATGTAAACGAGGTAGAAAAGACTGCTGCCGAGATTAAGACGTCGAAGTCTCGGAAGTACAACAGAGTATCGGCTATCCAGGAGATGCTTAAAGGGTGTCTGGAAGCATTTGCTGTTGGTCTTGCATTTTATAACAATGCCTATTCCTCCGGATACGAGTTCTCTTGCAAGTTTAACGACTCCATTCTGACAGACGAAGAGGCTGAACGGCAGCAGGATCGGCAGGATGTGAGCATGGGTGTGATGAGGCTGGAAGAATATCGGGCAAAGTGGTATGGAGAAACGGTTGAGCAGGCCCGCAAGAATCTTCCCGAGCAAAATCAGGTGATGGAGTGATATGAGAAATGAATATAAGGAAAAGATCGCCAGCAAAATTGTGGCAAGATACGCAGATCTTGAAGTCAGGATTCTCCAGGATATTGTGCGGAGAATCAAAAAGACGGGCGAGATCACCAGCACGGCAGACTGGCAGATTAACCGGTTAAAAATACTGGGGTATTCTTCGGAGGACATTGAAAATGCATTGAAAGACACTCTGAATGCTTCTTACCCGGAAATGTTTGAACTGTACGACAAAGTAATCGACTGGGAATATGTCAGGAACAAGGACATCTATGAACAGGTGAATGCGGAGTTTATCCCATTTGAAGAGAATGAGGAGCTGCAGCAAATCACGGATGCACTGATCAGACAAAGTAGCACGGATTTGGAGAACATCACACAGTCTCTCGGGTTCTATCTGGATTATGGGAATGGGAAACGTGTTATGACACCACTCTCTCAGGTATACGGAAAATATCTCGATGCAGCGTGCCTTGATATTGTATCCGGAGCATTTGATTATAACAGCGTCCTCCGGCGAGTAGTGACACAGCTGACCAATAGCGGACTTCGGACGATTGATTATGCATCTGGTTATTCCAGCCGAGTAGAGGTCGCTGCCAGAAGAGCGGTTATGACAGGAATATCGCAATTAACCGGAAAGATATCCGAAGCAAACGCAGAAAAGCTCGGAACAGAGCATTTCGAGGTTGCGTGGCATTCTGGTGCCAGACCAACGCATGCTGTATGGCAGGGCAAGGTTTGGACAAAACAACAGCTTACAACAGTATGTGGGCTTGGAAGCGTGACCGGTCTTCTCGGGGCGAACTGTTATCATGAATATTATCCATTTATTCCTGGAATATCTGAACGAAATTGGACGGATGAGTGGTTGGAAGAGCAGGATCGTAAGGAAAATACGCCGAAAGAGTTTAAGGGTAAGGAATATACCGTATACGAAGCCAAACAGCGACAGAGACAGATGGAGACGGCGATGAGGGCACAACGTCAGAAGGTGCAGCTCCTGAAAGAGGGCGGAGCTGATCCGGATGATGTGATGTTAGCTCGATGCAAGTATCAGGGACAGCTTGATGAGTATGCCAGATTTTCCAAGCAGATGGGACTGAAACAAGAGCGGGAGCGGATATATCTGGACGTGAGAGGAAGAGTTGCTACAAATACGAAAAAGCAGAATCGCAAATATACGACAGATATGATCAGGAATGCTGACAGAGATTCGAAGCAGTATTATCGGTACAAAAATATCATTGGAGATGATATTGGAAGTCTTGAGAAGTTCCGGCAGATGAAGTATAATGATCCTGAGAAGTGGGACGAACTACAGCATAGATATGCAGTTGTAAGACTGTACGATGTTGATTCCGGTGAAATGTCCCCATCCAAGATCTACGAACTGGATCAAAAAGCATTCCAGACGAAAACGCAACTTTTTACTGGAAATGCAAAAAGAAAAGGAAACATTGCGGTCATGGAATTTGATGGCGATACAAAGTTTGGAAATAGTCAAATAAATGATGTTAGTAGTCAGGGATACATAAATTTTAAAGGAGACAAAAATGCACTGGTGTTAGAAAAAACAACGTCGGAGTTTAAGACCTCCCATATTGGAACGCATGATAGAAAAGTAGATAGTGAAGCAAAGCTTTTTGAATATGCGGCATCAGTTGCGAAGGATGGAAAAGAACACACTTTAAATTTATTATCAGAACGCTGTATGTGTGAAAGTTGCCGTGGAGTTATGCAACAGTTTAAAGAAAGATATCCTAACGTTAAAGTAAATGCAGTATCAAATGCAAAGAAACAGGCAGAAAAGAACAAAAATAAGCCATGGGCAGGAAGAACGAGGTGAGACGGTATGAGAGCAGAAGATGATCTTACGTATCAGGAATACAAAGACGGGGTTCATGATTGCATGATTCAGTATGAAAAGTTTGGCTGGACACCGAGACAGGTCACTGACTGGATGACAGAAGAAGATAACGAGCTGCTTATTGGCACATCAGAAGCACTCTGGATCATTTCTATCGGAGCTTATGAAGTGGAGCATGACATTCTGGAGGAGAGAGTACTGGAACAGTTGTCGTACCATATCCCACGCTATGAGATGGGAAAATACAACGACATCACACCGGAAGAAAGAGAGCTTCTGGAGAAAGATATCGCATTTATCCGCTCAAAAGTGGAGTTGTGGAAGCTGAAAAGCTATGATGGGTGATGCTTATGGATAATTTCAAAATCATATATAAGATTCTTTCAGTGTTAGAAAAATCAATGGATTTAGAAAATGTAGACACCGAACGAATTAGCTCAAACAATTTAGGTATATCGCAGCAACGTTGAGATAAGTATATGGAAATGCTTTTGGATGCTGGATATATAAAAGGAGTTTCGATTAAAAAGTATACTGATGGAGAAATGAGAGTTGATATTGAAAGCATCAGAATTACTTTAAAGGGACTTGAATACCTTAGCGAAAATTCAATAATGCAACGTATGTATAATGCAACAAAAGGAATTACAAATTTAATACCATGATACCACCCATTCTTCGGAGTGAGTGGTATTTTTGTACCCATTTTTAAGAAAGGAAAGGTGAAAAATTATGATGAAAGCAATGTTATCACAGCCAATGGCTGGAAAAACAGATGAAGAAATCGTAGCAACAAGAGAGAAAGCAATCGAAGTGCTGAAAGAGAAAGGATATGAGATTGTGAATACCTTATTCACAGATGAATGGTACAGCAATGAAAGTATGGAACAACGTGGAGTAGTACAGATTCCGCTGTGTTTCTTGGCGAAATCTTTGGAAAATATGAGCTTATGTCATGTGGCATATTTCTGCAAGGGCTGGGAAAATGCAAGAGGATGCCGTATTGAGCATGATGCAGCAGTTGCCTACGGGCTGGATGTGATTTATGAAGAATGATACAGAAGTACATTATAAGCAAAGATGCGGATATGCTGGCACCAAATTGGCTGGCAGACCGTATAAACTATAAAACAGTAAAGTTTCTGTACGGCATCCATGATGGAGCAGAAGTATTGAAAGGGGTGAAGATAAATGACCAGACAGCCAAAATCGGTGATGCGGTTTGCTTTGATGGTAAGCGGTTATCTGTAGAAAGGCGGTGATCCGATATCTCCCACGGAGACGCTGGGTGATGCGTCTTATTTTTATGCAGTTTGGTCAGTTGATCAGACCTTAAACAGTCGATTCGTGGCGGATGGTTACACGCCTAAAACAACCTAAGACGAAAGGAGTAGGAACATGAAAACAGAATTTTTAAGAGGACTCGGATTGGAACAGGATGCCATTGACAAGATCATGGCTGAAAACGGTAAGGACGTCGCTGCAGAGAAAGCGAAGACCACAAAGGCGGAGGGCGAACGCGACAACTACAAAGGTCAGCTTGATACAGTCAATGCTCAGCTGAAAGAGTTTGATGGTGTAGATGTGAATGACCTGAAGGGGCAGATCACGAAGCTGCAGGGCGATCTGAAAACAAAGGATGATGAGTATGCTGCAAAGGAAGCTGACAGACTCTTCACGGATTCGCTCACGACATCCATCAAGGACGCCGGTGGACGTAATGCTAAGGCAATTATGGCACTGCTTGACATTGATGCATTGAAAGCATCCAAAGACCAGACCGAGGACATTAAGAAAGCATTGGAATCAGCAAAGAAATCCGATGCTTATTTATTTGGAGCAAACGAACCATTTAGTAATCCGGTTGGACCTACTGGCGGCGGGGATGAAGGACTTGGAAAAGATTCTATGGCTTCGATCCGTGCGGCAATGGGACTTCCGGAACAGAGCAAATAAGAAAAGAGGTAAGTGATTATGGCAAATACAATTGCATTAAGAAAAGCATATTCCACGATGCTGGATGAGGTTTACAAACTGGCATCTTTAACTGCGGTTCTCGATGGACCGAACGAACTTGTAAAAGAGGGAGCAAACGCAAATGAGATTCTGATTCCGAAGATGACCATGAGCGGTCTTGCGAATTACAACAAACAGACAGGCTACGTTGCAGGAGACGTAACACTGGAGTACGAAACAAAGAAATGTGACTACGATCGTGGTCGTATGTTCACCGTGGATGCAATGGATAACATTGAATCTGCTGGTGTTGCATTCGGACGTCTTTCCGGAGAATTCCTTCGTACACAGGTAGTTCCGGAGCTGGATGCATGGAGACTGGCTAAGTATGCTAGATTCGCTCCGACAGGTCAGGCTGTGACTGAAGCTATCGCAGATGGTAAAGCAGGTATCGCAGCCATTAGAAAAGGAAAAACAGCAATCGAGAACGCAGAAGCAAAACCGGAAACCTGCTATCTGTTCATTTCCGCAACACTCGCTGGAATGATTGAGGACTTGGATACAACGGCATCCAAGAAAGTAATGGAAGGATGGGCTGGAGTGATTAAGGTACCGGCTGGACGTTTCTTCGATAAAGTAACGCTTACGGCTACCGGAGCTGGCGGTTTTGCAACAACTGGTGGAAAGGCAGTTGATTTCCTCATCGTAGACAAAAACGCAGCTATCCAGAACCAGAAGCATGTTGTATCTAAGATTATCACGCCTGAAGCAAACCAGGATGCAGATGCTTGGAAATTCGGTTACAGAACAGTTGGTATCGCAGAAGCAAAAGACAATAAGAAATTAGGTATCTACGTACACACAGCTGCAGCTGCTTAATGAGGTGATCGTATGCATGTAGATTATGGTTTTTATATGGAAACTTACGGGGGCGGAAACGTCCCTGAATCTGCATGGCAGCGGCTTGAAATGAAAGCTGTAAGCAGATTAGAGCATTACACGTTTGGAAGAATGCCGGATGAGTGGGCAGGATCCGAGTGGGAGAACAAAGCAAACTGTGCGATATGTGAAATGGCAGAGATTATGTATACAGACGAAAAAAGGGACGGTAAGGCGTCTGAAAGCACAGATGGATACTCGGTATCATATGACACGAAAGACAGCGTTTTCGGGCAGCTTTACGGTGTGGCATATGTGTATCTCGGAAGCACAGGCTTAATGGATTTTGGAGTTGATGAAGTATGATCACGAATGCGGATATTACAATTTATAACCGAAAGTATGACCAAGCAACAAGGCTGGATGCTTGGCACAGGACGGTAATCCATAATGTACACGTTTATATTGATCACAAGACTTCGGTTGGTGATTCCGGGCTTAACAGTGCGGATGTGTACAAGATTCGGATTCCGCAGGGTGTTGACTGCGGTGATGCGTACCTTCCGGAAAATGAATACGCTAAAATGAACAATCCATCCGGGTACTGGACTTTGCAGAACGATGACTGGATTGTTATCGGCGAATGCCAGATAGACATCGGGAGGCCGTCAGATCTAAAGGATCTTCGCTCGAAGCATTGTAAGATTATCTCTTATTCAGACAATCGTTTTGGAGGACTTCCGCACTGGAGAATAGGTGGTGTGTAAATGGCTGGAAAGAAGAAATTCAACATTGAGGCACCAAGAGGTGGAATTAAGCTTATTAAGATTCGAAATGGTGCCAATGCTGGAAAAGTTTATGCTCGTCTAGAGTGGGCACCTGGGTTTAAGCCTGATAAGGAACGTGCTTTTTCAAATGCTCAGGAATTTGTGGATTCTGAGTGCTTGAGGTATATGAATCCTCTGACTCCACGTCTGACAGGCATGATGATTAAGTCTGCCACTCTTGGCACCGTAATAGGGTCGGGAAGCATCGAGTATCTTGCACCATACGCACGCAGACAGTATTACGAGCATGAAGAGAAAGCACGTTGGTTTGAGACTATGAAGGCGAGTAAGAAAGAAGTGATCAAGAAAGGGGCGAACAGAATTGCCAATCAGTAAGCCAATCATTGAGAGTATCCGAGATTATCTGTTGACATGTCCGTTGGTAGATGGGCAGAAGATTAATGTTGATTATCTCGGAGATGGAATGGAATATTCTATAGATCCTGTTGGTGCAGACCCGATATATAAGAAATATGTAGATGGTGGCTGTCAGAAGCAGTTCCAGTTTGCTATAAACAGCAAAAATGCGTATGACGGTGATGCTCGTACCGGGATTGCGAACAGTGGTCTCTACCAGTCCCTAGAGGAATGGTTTGAAACAAATAACAGAAGTGATGTTCTTCCGGCATTAGATGGATATACACCGATTCAGGTGGAAGTGCTTCAGAGCGGCTATTTGTTTTCCACAGAAGCCGACCTTGGAAGATATCAGATTATATGTAGATTAATTTATGAATAGAAAGGATGATAAATATGGCTGGAGAAGCAACAGTACAGAAGTTGGTAGGACGTTCCCAGAGGCTGTCTTTTATGAAGACTTCGGATAATAAGTACGTTAGAATGACGAAATTTACGAGCCTTGGTGATAGTAAGGATGCAAAGGAGTATTCCAGACAGTATGTGGATGAAGATTCCGAGACAAGTGATGTTGTCGGATATGCATCCGGAGTGAGTTATGAGTTTGACCGGCATACCAACAATCCGGTTCACGAAACAATCGCAAAAATCACGGATGATGAGATTGTTGGAACGGATGCAAGGGTTGAAATCGTAACCGTAGATTTATTTGATTCTGCAACTACGAAAAATACATTCAACGCACGTTCTCGTGCTTACAGTGTTATTCCAGACGGATCCGGCGATGGTACAGATTCCCTCGCTTATTCCGGAACGTTTAAAGCGGCAGGAGCAATTACAAAAGGTACTGCGACGTCTGCGGATGAGTGGCAGACAGTAACATTTACACCGGTTACAGTGTCCGTGTAGTAGACAAGATTGGAGAGTGAGCCTATGAGCCTTTGGAAATTTAATGATTTTGAAGCAGAAGTAGATTTTGCGGATGCAGATTTTATAGAAACACTGGAAGAAGCACAGGCACAGTTGGAGAAAGATGTGCTTGCAGTCCCCACGGTGGGAAAGGTGAGTGACATCCTACGCGCACAGGTAGACTGTTACGCTAAATTCTTTGATTCCTTGTTTGGGAATGGTGCAAGCAATATTATTGCAGAAGGAAGATGCAGCGTTACTCCTTATATTGAAGCAGCGAATTCATTGTTTGAATTCTATAATTCCGAGAATGTCCGATACACGAATATTGGGAATAAGTATATCCCACGCTCTGGTGGGAACAGACAGCAGCGCCGGTACAACGAAAGGCAGAATTCAAGGAATTATAACCGCAATCATGGTAGAAAATGATGAATGTTCTGTATGATGAATTTCCGGATTTCGTAGAGGTTGATGGGAAATTGTACAAAATCATTACAGATTTCCGAGATTGGATTCGTTTGAATGATTTGGTGGATGATGACGAAGTGAACGATATCGACAAGGTGAATCTTCTGCTTATGTGGTTTGATGGCGAAATTCCAGACAATATTGAGGGTGCAATTTATGCACTTGGTGACTTCCTCACAGCACGGGGAATCTACCGCGACTCTGAGACAGGAGAAAAGAAGAAAGATATTGCCCGGGCATTTTCTTTCAGTGAAGATGCTGGGTGTATATATAGTGCATTCAGGGAATGTTACGGTATTGATTTACAGACGGTTGAATACATGCACTGGTGGAAGTTTCAGACGTTGTTTGACTGGCTTCCACAGGATACAGAGATTAAGCAGCGCATGATGTACAGGACGGTGAACCTAAACGATATTACGGACAAGGAAGAGCGTAAGAGAGTAAAGCGTATCCAGGAAAGAATTAAGCTTAAGAAGAAGCATAAAAAATATGTGAGCGATTATGATATTGGAGATGCATTTGCATGATGAAAAAAGATGTGATGCACATTCCGACAAGGCGAGATTGGTATCTGTGCCCTCATTGTGGGAAAAAGCTATTGATACGCGATAACGAAGCAATATGCAGAGGCGTATACGTCCTGTGCAAGGAATGTGGAAACGAAGTAGAAATTAAGATATAAGCACATGTGAGCCTGTGAGCCGTGCTAACCAGAAAGGACTGATAGCATGGCTGCCGATGGGCATTTAAATTTTGATACAGAAATAGATGAAAAGGGATTTAACTCAGGCATAAAAAAACTGAGTGGACTTGCAAAAGTAGGATTAGCTGGTATTGGTGTTGCGATTGGATCTACTGTTGCAGCGTTTGGAGCAATTACAAAGGCGTCACTGGACTCTGTGGCTAGCTTAGAGCAGAATGTAGGTGGTATAGAGACACTTTTTAAGGACAGTGCGCAGACTGTTATTGACAATGCGAACCGAGCGTTTCAAACCGCTGGAATGTCTGCAAACGAATACATGCAGAATGTTACGAGCTTTTCGGCTTCTCTTCTGCAGAGTGTAGCCGGTGATACGAAAGAAGCTGCCAGAGTAGCGGATATGGCTATGATAGACATGTCCGATAATGCCAATAAAATGGGAACCAATATAGAAGACATCAAGAATGCATATCAGGGATTTGCGAAGCAGAATTATACAATGCTAGACAACCTGAAGCTTGGCTATGGTGGCACCAAGACGGAGATGGAACGCCTTCTGTCAGATGCTGAAAAGCTTACTGGGGTTAAGTACGATATCAGCAATCTGAACGATGTATATGAAGCGATTCATGCTATACAGGAGAATCTTGGAATAACTGGAACAACAGCGTTGGAAGCATCCACTACTATTGAAGGATCTATGAATGCTGCCAAGGCTGCATTCGACAACTTCCTTAATGGTTCCGGTTCGCCACAAGCGTTGGCGGATTCTATCGCAGTTGCGGCAGGAAATATTCTATCAGCACTTGGCGAAATTGTGCCAAGATTAATGACGACCCTTCCTCAGGTGGGATCTCAGCTCCTTGGGAAGATAGCAGAGTCGCTATCTGGAGATGGAGCATCCAATCTTGTAAGTGCAGGAATGGGCGTGATACAGAATATTGTATCTGGTATCGTGAAATCACTGCCTACATTGGCAGGAACAGCAGTTGGAATTGTATCATCGTTGATATCGTATTTGGTTGAGTCGGGTCCTCAATTTCTATCGTCCGGTTTTGATTTACTTTCACAGCTGGTTGATGGAATTGTTCAGGCTATCCCAGAAAAACTGCCGAAAATACTTGATTTTGTTCAGGGAATCGGAGACAAACTGGCGGAAGCGGCACCAGTACTCATACAAAAAGGATTTGAACTTCTTCAGAAACTCGTGGAAGGAATTGTTACAGCGATACCTATACTCATTGCAAAAGTACCCCGGATTATCTCAACATTTGCCAATATCATCAATGATAACTTCCCGACAATTCTGATGAAAGGCGTACAGCTTCTTGGTCAGCTTGTGATGGGACTTATTCAGGCAATACCTACGCTGATCGCTAATATACCGCAGATCATATCAGCTATCGTAGATACTCTGATGGCGTTCCAGTGGTTGAACCTTGGAAAGACGATTATCACCGGTCTTGGCAATGGAATCAAGGCAATGGGTGAATTTATCAAATCAGCCGGACAGAACATCCTGAATAACCTGAAAAGTGCTGTCATGAACCTTCCATCTACGCTCGCGAACATTGGTCGGACTGCTATGTCTGGACTTGGAAATGCGATATCAGCAGCAATCGGATGGGTAAGAAATGCAGCATCAAATATCGTCAGTGCGATTGTAAACACGATACAATCTATTCCGGGGAAAATGCTTTCGATTGGGAAAAATATCGTTCAGGGATTATGGAATGGTATATCCGACATGACAGGATGGATAATCAGCAAAATACAAGGTTTCGGAGATTCTGTTCTCGGTGGAATTAAAAGCTTCTTCGGAATTCATTCCCCATCCAGAGTGTTCCGTGATCAGGTTGGTAAGATGATGGCTCTTGGTATGGGTATTGGTTTTGAGAAGAATATTCCAATCAGATCCATGAGTGCAGGAGTCCAGAAAGCAGTATCCGGACTGAAGAGATCCGTAAATATTGCAATGTCAGGTGGAGTTGATACACCGTCAGTTGGAAAGATTAAGAATCAGCCGGGACTTGATGATGGAGGATCGATTGATTATGAACGTTTGGAAAAGATCTAGATGAGAGCTGCAGAAAAAATGGCAAAGCGTCCAATCTATCTTGGAACGAAAAGGATAGATGAACCATTGCCGAAAGGAGCGGTGCCGGCATTATGATAAAGGCATATTATGAAAATAGCAAAGGAGAGGTGCTTTGGCTGACCAAGGCACCTTTTCGTACTGTTGAGGCTGATTGGTTTGATTCCACATGGGAAGAGACTGACAGCGGATATGAAAAGGAAATAACGATAGATGTATTTGGAAAGAGAAAAGAGTTCGTGCAGAATATGGAAATGCTGTACAGGATCATCTCTGTAGACGCTGAGACGGGTAAATACGGACGTTTGTATGTGAATGATACATTCTTGCCATGCCAGATCTACAAGACCAAGAAAACAGGATGGAAAGGGTATGTGTACACAGAAGTAGAGCTTACATTTCTAGCACCGGAATTATCATGGATTACAGTCCTGAAAAAGATATTTTATCCGCAGACAGAGCCGACCACGGAGAGCGGACTGGATTTTCCAACTGACTTCCCATTCGACTTTGTTAATGAGAAACGTGGATCCAGTTCATTTGAGATCAGCCATATCATCCCATCTGATTTTGAAATGATAGTTTATGGTCCTTGCTCCAACCCAAAAGTATTGCTGAACGGACATCCTTATGAAGTCCTGACAACACTGGAGCGTAATGAGTACCTGATACTAAATACAATGGAGCAGACGATTACAAAATATTTATCTAATGGTACGACAGATAATCTGTTCGAAGTTAGAGGATATGATTATTCGGTATTTGAGAAAATAGAACCTGGACTTGTGACTGTGAATTGGAGCGGTGACTTCGGAATAGATCTTTCTATCTTTTTGAAGAGGAAGGAGGCAGCATGGTAATATTAGCTACCAGGCAAAAAGAAATTGGCAGCAATCCATTGAAAGATGCAAATTGTAATTTTGATGCAAATGGGAAGATGGTGTTTTCCGTGAAAATTGCGAGGTGTAACTGGACAAAAGAAATGACGTTCGGAAATCTGGTATATATCCCGGATACCGAGTATGGCGGGATTATTGGAAAGGTTCTGACTAGCACGGCATTAGATTACGTGGAACTGCAAGGCTACACATGGAGAGGCAGACTGGAACATAAAATAATCTGTCCGGATCCCGGCGTGGATTATAAGACAGTATCCGGCGAGCTCAATTTGGTATTGAAAAAAATGATTGAACCGGAATTTGATGGGTTGTATGTGGTATCCAGTGAGGATACTGGTGTCTCTGTGAGTAATTATCAGTTCGACCGATACTGCACATTGCTGGAGGGCATCAAAAAAATGTTGAAGTCCGTTGGATACCGGCTGGACATCCAGCATAAAAGAGAGAAGGGAGTTCCTGGATACATTCTGTTCAGAGCGGTTCCAATCAATGATTACTCCAACAAGATTGAGCTGTCCAAAGACTGTGGACTGAATTATACGATGGAAGATGACCGTGACGGAGTCAATCATTTCGTGGTAACCGGAAAAGGCGAAATGCAGAACAGAAATGTATTCCACCTGTATGTCTGGCCGGATGGAACCATAAAAAAAACTCAGTACTATAAGGGGGTGGAAGAAATCGCCCAGGTGTACGAGAACACGTCAACAGAGACTACAGAATTGGAAGGTCAGTCGATTGATAAGCTGGAAGAGCTTGCAAGCAAAAAGACGTTCAGCATGGATATTGAGAAAATTGGAATAGACGTAGGTATTGGTGATATTGTCGGTGGACGAGATTATCTGACCGGCATGTATGGAGCAAAGCCGATTGAGAATATCATCTACAGTATCACTGGTGGAGTAGCGTCTAAAGCATACGAATTGGAGGGAGAAAACGATGGAGATAGTTAGTGGAAGAACTGGAAGTCCTCATGTGACAAGCCAGCAGTTTCGACAGATCCTTGAGGGAACGATTGGGCAGGGGAGTTGCATTCTGACTTCCGGAGAAAATCTTGAGCCGGAATTGACATCGAATAATCTGCTTAAGATCCGAAGTGGAATCATGGCACATCACGGAAATGTATCCGCCGTGAAGATTGGAACTTACGACGAGGTTACGATCACGAATGGAGCACAGGGGATGAAGAGAAAAGACCTGGTCGTAAATCGGTATACTCGGAATAAAGAGACTGGTATCGAGACAAATGAATGGCTGTATATTATGGGAACACCAACGAGCGGTACACCTACAGTTCCGGGATATACGCAGGGAAATCTGCAGGAGGGTGATCTTGTGGATGATTGCCCGGTATTTGAGATTACATTGGATGGAATCAATGTGACGGAAGTGAAAAAGCTATTAGAAGTCCTGCCGTCAATGGCTACGATGCAGGAAGATATGACTCCGTCCACGGAAACGCTGAAATCAGGAGTGCGGCTGCAGCGGATGGGAAAGTTAAGGATCCTGAATCTTGTGGACACCAGTTCCGCAGCAGACGGAACGATTATTAATCTTGCGGCAAATGATCGTCCGGCGAATTATGTATTCGCACCGGCGGTAGTACGAGGGCAGACCTATCCGGACTTTTTCATCTCTGTAACACCGGCAAGCATGGGGACAGGAAAGGTAGGACTTTTCCGCGGAGCCAACGTGCAGATGCAGTATGATGGGTATATCTGCTCACAGATTGCATGGCTAGTAGATTAAGATTGGGGAGGTGAGATCATGAAACTTACATACAACGATGGAACAGACCTGCAGATCCAGTCGGCATCCATCCAGTGTGACGGCACACTGCTGATCAAGACTGTATCAGCCACGGAAGAGGATCTCCGGGGAATGTTTGGGGATGAGCTGAAGACCCGGAAGATGGTTATATCAGAGCGTAGTCAGACGGTCGGAGAATATGAGGGGTATACCACTCTTGAGGGAATCACCAAGTACACAGCCGGTATTATAGGCATTATTCTGTCAAAGCCGGGAGAGACAGTGGCAGAAAAGATGGACGCACTGATCCGGGAGAATGCAGATTTAAAAGAACAGGTGGAAATGTTGAAAGGATGCATCTTGGAAATGTCCGAACAGGTGTATCAGTAAAATGGTAGCTCTATTAACCAATATATTCATATATATCATAGGAAAGGAAGGAAAAGAAATGATGGCAATGTTATGGGCACAGCAGATTATCTTAGGAAAGAAAACATATGGACAGGTCCCACGGCTCTTGAAGGACAAGGTAAAAGAGATTCTGGAGGATTCCGGTATGGCAGATCTTGTAAAAGAGGATGAGGAAAAAGCATGAAAATCAAAGTAGTAAATCAGCGGCTCTATCTTGAGCCGCCTGAGACAGCAGAAGGGACAAGGGAGTATTTACGGGCAGAGTTCAGCTTCTCAGAGGAATGGGATGAAATGACGAAGACGGCTTTCTTCCGGGGAGCGGATGGGGAAAATCATCCGAAACTTCTGGAAGATGATACCTGCACTGTTCCGGCTTGCCCCTGAATTGAAGGCGATTGGTGTAAACTATTGGTTGAGAAATGTGGCAGGCTCACAGACATACACCCTGATATCGCAATACGGAGATGCCAGCAGTGATATGGCTACAAGCACATACGGGATTCGCCCGGTGTTCGCAATAGGATGAAAGGAAAGTGAGGAATATGAAAAAGATGGACAAGTTATTTAATGAAATCAGCATTGTGTTTGGATTCCTGGGTGGAGTCCTTGCGTACTTTTTAGGAGGATGGGATGTACTGCTTAAGACGATCGTGTGTCTTGCAGTGCTGGATTATGTCACGGGAGTGCTGAAAGGAATTTACCTGAAGCAGCTCTCATCCGAGACAGGATTCCGTGGACTGCTGAAGAAGATCGTGATGTTTATTGTGATCGCTGTGGCTTACCTGATTCAGATGCTGATCGGTGGCACGATTCCGCTCCGGGAAGTGGTTATTACATTCTATATTTGCAACGAAGCGTTGAGCCTGTTGGAAAATGCAGCAGTATTTGTTCCAATTCCGGAACGGCTGAAAGATGTACTTTTACAGTTGAGAGATTCAGATAAGGAGGAAGAATAATTATGGCAACGATTAATGTAGTAGACGTATCGTATCATCAGGGAACTATTAACTGGGAGAAAGTTAAGGCAGCAGGATATCATGCGATCATCCGGTGTGGTTACGGGGATGACCTGACTTCTCAGGATGATACGCAGTGGAAGAGAAATGCAAATGAATGTACCAGACTGGGGATTCCGTTTGGTGTTTATATTTATTCGTATGCAAAGACAACTGCACAGGCAGAGTCAGAGGCAAGACATGTACTGAGACTGGTGAAAGGATATAAACTTTCATATCCGGTATTTTATGACCTGGAAGAACCGGGAACACAGACAGGTGCAGTTGACCGTATGAAGAAATTTGCTGCACTGATCGAGGCAGCAGGGTATAAGTGCGGAGCGTATTGTAATAAATCATGGTGGGATAACTACTTAAGTTCACTGGGGACAAGATATCCACTGTGGATCGCACGCTATAATAGTACACTTGGGATGAAAGCCGATATGTGGCAGTACAGCTCCGATGGAAGTGTTCCGGGCATTAGTGGACGGGTAGATGTTAATTATTGCTATCGTGATTTTCCAACTGAAATCACAGGCACGAGCAAGCCGTCACAGCCTGCATCAGCTCCGCAGCCGACCGAGAAGAAAGACTTAGGACAGGTTGACATCACATATCAGGCATATACAGACAGATGGTGGCCACCAGTAACCAACAAATCTGACTGGGCGGGAAAAGGTGATAACGTTCCAATCAAATGGCTTGCGGTTAAGGTGAGTAAGGGAAGTATTCGCTGTCGAGTATACACAAGAAAGAGCGGTTGGCTTCCTTACCTTACATTCGGTAATAGTTATGATCTTAATGATAAGAAGAACGGAATCCTCGGAGATGGGTCAGAGATTCTTGCTGTTGAGCTGTATTACATCACCCCAGATGGATATAAGTACAAGAGGGTCCATTACAGAGTTTCTGCACAGAATAATCCTAACTTCTATGCAGATCAGGTCGACACACTGAAAGCAAGTGGCATGGATGGATATGCCGGAGATAAGTACAGATTCATTGACAAGTTTCAAGCTTGGATTGAGTAGAAAAGATGCCCCAGAGCAATTCGCTTTGGGGCTTTAATATTGTACCATTTTCATGGGGCTTTCATGGGGCAAAATATTGTATTTTATTGTACGGCTTCAACGTTGAAAGTGCCTAAAAACGTGTTATTTCGTATTAGTTTGTACCTATTTATATATGCAGACACTCCCCTAGACAGCTTTGAACTTATCCCCGGAAATACCTGTAGATGCGGTGTTTCC